CTAAGTTGGATGGCTGGAACTTTGTGAAATCGTCCGCATCCGTTGCAGTGGCACAGCCAGACTACGTTTTTTCGCCAGCGGCTGCGAGTTTGTTTGAGTACGGCAAGCAGTCCAAATTGCTGTCCTGTTAGGTCTATAATTGGTCTAGGCATTGGGCTGTTCCGGTTAACCATTTCTTAAGACTTACTCGCTACGTTCCTCATGGTCCATTATTTTATGAGGAGGTTTGCTCATGGCGAAATCGAAGCAAGAGTCTGAACATAATGTAGAATTTGCTACTGGGGGCGAAACTCATATGTTTGGAAAACAGTCAGCTTCGCCAGATACACCCGGCAATACTGGTAAGACTGAAAAGGCGGCTCCTGGGGCAAAATATGCTGAAGGTGGCAAGGGTAAAATGTTCGGCTTCCACGGCTCGGTCCCGGCGTCGGCGGGCCAGACTGGGGCACGCTGATGGTTTTCAAAAAAGACCTCACGCCAATCGGCGGCAAGCGCGGCGTGGTCAGCAAGGTCAATGGCAAGGGTGCGGCTGAACGCCAGCCGCAATTGTTGCCGCGAATCACCGGTCGCTATCCCAAGACACCGGCACCGGCACCCGTGGGGCCGATGTTGAGGCCGATGGGGCAGCCGCCGGAAGACGTATGAATTCGACTGAGAACTTGAAGAACAAAGCGCGCTTTTTGCGCAATGCGGCTCCGCAGCAATTCGCTGATTTTCACGGTGCGTTTGCGGAATATGCCAGAGCAGCGGCTGAAATCATGGTTTTTGCGATTGAAAATACCCAGTTGTATCAGGGACATGCACAACAGTGTGTGGCAATTCTAAAAGCGCTAGAGGATGCTAAAAATGGCTGAAGGCAATATCACGGTCGTTGACCAGAAGCCCATCGACAAGCTGCCTTACGATCCGAACGACATTCCGGATGCGGTCAAGAAGCGGGCGGCGGCAGTCGACGCGCTTTACTCCAACGGCAACGGTTCAACCGAATCAGGCGGCGAACAGCAGCACCAACCGCCTGTACCGCCGGAACCTGCTCCTGTCCTCCGTGAGCAGTCTCCGACACCGCAGGCGTCGACTCCAGTCCCCCCGACGCCGACGCCTGCGGAACCTTCTGACGAAGGCGACTGGAAGCTACGCTACGAACGAATGCACGGTCGCTACAACGCCAGCCAGAAGACCATTGGCGAGATGCAGGAGCAGATGACGCAGCTGGGCAACGAACTGTTGCATCTGCAGCGAATGCCTCCGCAGTCGCGCCAGCAGTCGTCATCGCCCCCGCTCCCCGAAGCGCCGTCATACCTGACCCAGGAAGACGTGCAGAATTATGGCAATGAGCTAATCGACGTCACCCAGCGCGCGGCGCTGCATGCGGTTGCACCGCATCTGCAGGAGATCGAACGGCAGAACGCTGAACTGCGTGAGCGGTTGGCGCGGGAGGCGCGGCGTAACCTCGACCAGCAAGTCGAGATCGCGGTGCCGAATTATCGCGAGATCGACCGTGATCCGAGATGGCATCGGTGGTTGCTAGGTATTGACGTTTTATCAGGACGTGTTAGACAACAACTACTGAACGAGGCTATCTCATCGGCTGCGGCCCCACGAGTAATCTCGTTCTTCCGAGGCTTCCTCAATGAGGAAGCGGCTACCGGTCACAACGACTCAGCGCCTACCTCCTACCAGCCAGCGGCTCCACGGGAGGCGGCGGTCAATCTGAGTTCGCTTGCGGCCCCTGGCAGGGCTCGGCCAGCAACTGGAGGCGATGCCTCGTTGCCCCCCGAACGGCCCTTTTACACACGCGCTCAGATTCGCGATCTCTACAGCGCGCACCGTAAGGGTGCGTATGTCGGACGTGAAGCCGAGTGGGCTCGGCAGGACGCCGACATCATCGCTGCAGGTCGAGAAGGGCGCATCCGGTAAACCGGGGGCTGTCCTGACACATGCGCGGTAGCCCCCATGCATAGGGGCTACGCTGATGGCTATTCCGACCACTGGTTATCCCGTCGCAGGTATTGCGGCCCCCGCCGTTCCTCCGACTCCACTTACGCCTGTTGGCTCGACCTCCAACACTCTCGTAACGACTGGCTTTATCCCTAAGTGATCTCGGGGATGTAAAGTGCTGATAGATCAAGGAGATATGGTCAGCAAAGTTGGTCGAAAAATTTTATGCGTCGACCGTGCTGTCCGCTATCAGCAACACGGATTAACCTCTTGTAGTCCGTGAAAAACTCGGTGAATTGCTGGAAAGCTAACCCTCAGTGAGGTATGCCAATCAGCAGCCAAGCCCTGAAAGGGGAAGGTTCAGAGACTAGGAATTCAACTCTTCATCTCCCTGGCCCAGTGCCGAATCGGAGATACAATGGACAAGCGAACGACGGGCGCTCTTCTTGGCATGATTGCGGGTGATGCTCACGTCAATGTCAGGAATAGGCTGCAGAATAGGAAGTATCCCTACGTTTCATCTGAGATGCGGGTGCTTCATTCAGTTCAGCAAACTGCCTATTGCGAATTCAAATGTCAGCTTGTGAACAAGCTGTTGGATCGCAGGAGTACGGTGTCGGTCATTCCTAATGGTCCGGGTGGGCGCTATAAAGCGGCGCATTTCTCGGTGTCTCATCCCTACTTTAAGATGTTGAAGGGATGGACATATCCTGAAGGAAAAAAGACCTTCAATCGTTTATGGCTTGATCATCTGACGCCGGAGGGCGTTGCGTTGTGGTACATGGATGACGGGCACGCTCGTCATAATCACAACAAAGATGGACGAGTTACGTCGGTTGCTACGGAAATTGCGACGTGTTGTTCCATGCCAGAAGCGGAGTTAATCTGCGAATGGTTTAGGGACACACACAAGATCAGGTTCACGCCCTATCGTGATGGGAGAAACTGGTCGGTGCGCGTTAATACCGAGGAGTCTCGGTTGTTTGCGCATCTTGTGCAGCCGTATGTGATAGAGCCTATGCTCTATAAACTGGCACATGTCGCGGATTTGAATTCCCACGAGTGCCGAGCACCTTATGGTGAGTGCGTGCAGTGCAAGGCTACAATTTACGACAATCGTCGTAAGGGCCTGTGTAATGCATGTTACAGCCGCCGGTACTACCGAGAGGTAGTCAAGCAAAGGGTGATGATATAGTCCGAACTGCATGGAAACGTGCAGAAGCAGTGGATAAAGAGCCACTGCGGTAACAATTGTACGAAGGCGAAATTCAAAACTACGGCGACCGCGTCAAGATTCGCACCAAGCCGACGATCACGATCAAGGACTATCAGGCCGACGGTCTGCTTGGTCTTGAGCGTCCGTCTGGCGGCAGCATCGAACTCTATATCGGCGTCGGCAAGTACTTCTCGCTGATCCTGGACGATGTGATGGAGGTCCAGAGCGATCTGAATCTCTTGAGCATGTGGAGTGACGACGCTGCTCAGCAGTTGAAGATTACGGTTGATCGCGACGTGCTGGGCGGAATCGTTGGTGGCGCTGCTGCCAAGAACAAGGGTGGGACTGCCGGTGTGATCTCCGGCACCATCAATCTTGGCGTCAAGGGCACACCGCTGGCGGTGAAAGCGGTTCCGACTCCCGGTACCGATGTCGGCATTCTCGATGTGCTGTTGCGTCTCGGTCAGGCGCTCGATGAGCAGAATATCCCGGAGACCGGACGCTGGGCGGTGATGTCGTCAGCTGCCGGACGCTTCATCAAACAATCCGAGTTGAGGCAAGCATACTTGTCGGGCGATCCGGTCAGTATGCTGCGTAATGGGCGATTGGGGATGGTGGATCGATTCACGATCTACATCTCGAATCTTCTGCCTACTTCGGCAACAGATGCGACTAACTTTGCTGCTGGTGAGCAAGTAGTATTCGCAGGTCATGCTCATGGAATAACTTTCGCCTCGCAGATCTCCAAAGTAGAAACGCTAAGATCTGAATTGACTTTTGGCCAAATACTTCGTGGACTCCAAGTATATGGCTATCAATTGGTCGATCCTACTGCTATTGCTCAAGCACAGATCACTCTGACTGGCTAATATACTTAGCAAGCGACTGGGGGAAGCCTTAACTGTTTATTAAGGCTTCCCTCCTAGGCTCGCTCCAAAGCGGAGTCTGGGATGGCCACGTCTGCGTCCTATTGGGGCAACTACAGCAACAAGGATCAGCCCACCCTCAACACGGTGGCTGATTACATGAAAGACGCGCGCACCCTGCTGCAGGACGTAATTCCGAATTATCGCTACGACGAAGCGTCGATGCTGCAGGCGCTCAACGTGGCGCTGTTGGAGACCCGTCGGCAGCGCGCCGATCTGTTCGTGTTCAAGCTACCGGTCAATGGGCAGGTGCAGGCGTTTACTGCGGTTGACAACACCTATGTCGACATGGAGCCGCCGTTCCGGCTTGGTCTTTTATACCGGCTGTGCGGTCACGCGCTCGCGCGTGATCAGGAGGACGTGCAGGACATTCGCGCGACTTCGTTTTTCAATCTGGCCAACGGCGTGTTTGTCGGTCGCGGGCTTGGCGTGGTCGCTGGCGGGTCCGGGCCTGATCGTGGGCAGCAACAAGGACCGGGTGGATAATGGCTGATACCGACGAGATCGACCGTTACTGGGCAAAACTTATTGGGCAGGCACTGGTCACCTTGCCGGGGGCGTCCGATGCGCTGCTGCGGGTGCAACTGTTCGATACTTTGGAGGAGTTTTTCGACGGTTCCAATTGCTGGATGGAGGCAATCGGGTTCACCGTCGTTCCCGACATGCTGGACTACAAGCTCTATCCCGTGAGCGGGCGCATCACCCGGCTCGACAGCGTGACCGACCAGAACAACGTGGCGCAGAATGCGGTGATGCCGGAGATTGGAACGGTACGGTTTTTGTATCCATATTCGAACGTGCAGCCGATGACGGCGAACGTGGTCAAGAACGTTACCGATCCGCTGTCGTGTTTTCCGCCCCATATCCCGGATTGGATATTGCCGTCGCATGGATTGAAGATTCTGCACGGGCTGATCGGCAACATGATGCTGCAGCCGGGGCAGAGCTATTCCAACCCGGCACTGGCGAATTTCCATCTGGCCAAATTCAGTGACGGTATTTCCGGCGCGTATGTGTCGTCGTCCAAGATGAATAAGGTTGGCGCGCAGCCATGGGCATTTCCGCAACAGTTCCAGGTGCGTAGCCAGCGTGGTGGCGTGAGTACGTTCAATGTTCTGCCGGTTCTGAGGTAAGCATGGACGCCAGATGCGATGATGATTGGAACGTCCATAGCGTGACGTCGGCGCGGGTCGATCTGCGCATTGACGATAATTCGACCTGGATGGATGCGTTCCAGTTCGGTGAACCAGACGATACCACTTGGACGCTTACCGGACAGGCGTTTGAACTGGACGTGCAGCGCACGCCGTATGACGCGGTGCCGTTATTGCATCTGGATACGGCGGGCGGGCGCATTGTTATTGATGACGTCGTGCAGCGGGTGATTCACTTCAATGTCTCGCCCGACGTTATTCAGGCTGCGCTAAGGCCGGGAGACTACATCTATGATTTGGTGATGCTGGATGGCTCGACGCCTCCGGTTCGTGTTGCGCTGATGCACGGGACTCTCAGTGTCAGTCGAGGAGTTACCTTCCCGCCCTAAGAGGTAACTCTGAATGCCGATAAAAGACAGCGATCCCGCTCAAATTGCCGCGCAACCGGTTGTGGTTGTGCATGGCCGGACCGGTCCCACCGGACCGGCTGGTGGACCAACAGGTCCGGCAGGGGCAACGGGTGCAGCTGTTGTCGGAGCAACGGGTGCTACCGGGGTACGGGGGGCTACTGGTCCGACCGGTCCGGGTTTTGTCGGGCCATCAGGACCGACAGGGCAGACCGGGCCGTCGCAAGGTCCGACCGGGCCGACAGGTTCGACCGGACCATCGGGTGGTCCGACCGGACCAACCGGATCGACGGGCTCGCCTGGAGTCGGTGGCACCAGCATCACCGGGCCAACCGGCGGGACAGGTGTAACGGGTGCGACCGGCGCTGCTGTTACCGGGCCTACCGGTGCTGCGGGTTTGGCGGGTGCGACCGGCAGTATTGGTTCGACCGGTCCGACAGGCTTGGGAGTAACGGGTCCGACCGGAACGGTGGGACCGACGGGGGCCGGTCAAGGGCCGACCGGCGCTACCGGTGCAGGCAGCACCGGGCCGACGGGGCCGACTGGATTCAGTGGCACGTTGGGAGGGACGGGGCCGACGGGTGCATCTGGCGCACCCGGTACTCCCGGCGCGCTTGGATCGACTGGTCCAACTGGATCGGCT